GCATCCTACTGGCAGTCTCCTGATATACTTCTAGTTTTGCACTTGGAACCTTGGTGCCTATACCGATATCACCTGAGGCGGTGATCGTCATCCGCGCGAGGGTGCCACCAGTATCAAAGCGGAGACTCCCATCTACCGTATGGTTACGCATTACGTAGTCGTTAGTGGTTTTGGGTAAGAATCCAATCTGGCCTAACACTGCGCCAGTGCTATCCGAGAACCGTAACCGCGCCTGTGCAGCTACACCTGCTGCGGCACTTTGGACGATAATTTTAGGGTCGTCACCGTATAGGTGCAGCAGCTCAGTTGGGCTAGTAGTCCCTATACCGACATTACCGCCCATGTAGCTGATGTCTCCGCCTCCGGGAGATATGTCCCACTTTGCTCCAGAGTACAGTTCGATCCAAGCCTTTAGCTTAGCTGGTGTGAATTGTGATATAGTTGACATTGTTCACCTTTTATTGACTGCAAGGGTCACCGGGGCCGAGAGATAAGGTATCTCCGCATTCTTCGCTTGGACTGTCAGTCGTAGGTTCAACAGTTCTAACCTTCTTAATAACAGTAATGTGCTTGGGTGTGTCCTTAGGTACAAGTACAAGTTTCATACCATCTGGGACGTAAACAGTAACATATTCGTCTGCGATACTGCTGGATGCTGCTACTAAAAATACTGCTGCTAATAATGCTTTCATAATTTATCCTGCACTTAGTTGTAGGGGTTGTACGGAGAATCTCCTATTGAGGAGGCATACCTCCGCCTTGGTCTGGTTGCTCAGTTAGTTGTCGTATAAGCTCTGCTTCACCTTGCTCTTTCTCAAAGGTTTGTTTCTCCTTCTCTTGCTGCTCCAGCTGACGGTATCTGATATCAAGGTCTGCCAAGCGCATCTTCTGCTCGAAGTCCTTATCCATCTCACCATCGTTGTTCATGTCGCTGTACTTCATAATGGTTTCTTTCGGAGCAAGCTCTGCTTCAACCATGTACTTCTGTGCTCTAGCGTTAGACTCAGCAGCCTGACTCTGTAACACGCCAATCTGACCTTGGAGGACTTGTATCTCCATCTGTTGCTTCTGCTTGGCCAGTTCTGCTGCCTCGGGGTCTGGCTCTGGAGGCTTGTTGATTGCCTCTATTACTTGCTCTCTGTTGGCTACCTGTAGGTGTTCCACGATAGCTGACATGATAGCTGTGTGTGCTGGAGTGCCGGGAGGCAGACTCTGGATAAGCTGTGTAAGCTGTCCTACTTCGTACTCACGGGCTATAACACCTAGCGAACCTATCACTCGGAACTTGTAAGCCCCTACAGGGTAACGCTCTGGATCGAACTGCATGTAACGCTGTGCGGCCTTGCGGACGAACGGCATCAGGAAGTTCTCTTGGAAGTTCACGAGGGTACGCTTCTGGCGCTTGATGATAGCACCGAGGGACATAGAGGCCCCTGCTGCTGTACCGTCCCCGTTCATGGCTCCAGCCATACCTGCTGAATCGACAGCACCTGTGGCTGACTGTACCATCTCCTGCAATGCCCCAGCTTGAGCGAAGGTGATCTGATCAACCTGCCCGAAGTGGAACGGAGTAAGAATCTCCTGAGGGTTGCCGTTGGTCATAAACATCTTGCCGGGGCGAACCTCAAAGCTAGCTCCTCTGGGGACGCGGGTAGCATCGACACCCATCATGGGGTGGGTCGTAAGGCCCAGAGCGTCAATACGTGCTCGCATCTCCGCATCCAAGGCTTTCTGGCTCATATAGCCCTTTTCACAAACCCCACGCCCCCAGAAGCGGCTAGGAACTACATCCCAAGCGAACGCCACAATAGGGCGATCTTTACACATATAAGGACTTTCAATAGCCTTAAGTAGCTGACCTTCGTTGGCAATAACCACGATAGCCTCTACATACATCTCCTCGGACTCTACCTCTACACCGTGGTTCTCAAGAGCTTCACGAGGAACAAGGCCGTAGTACTTAGTCAAACGTACACGGTCAGTAGCCTCAGTGGTAAGCTCACGGTCTGCTTCGATATCGTCATCAGCAGCGGCAACACCTACCACTACAGTGCTGTCATATATACCTGACTCCTGCTGCATCTCCACTGAGTGCAGGGAAACGTATTCCTCAACGATACACCCTTTAGCATCTTCTACGCATGTAGCAGTTGGGTCGATAAGGAAGTTCTGTGGTTGCAGAGGGTTCAGCTTGATGACTGTACGGTACTCTTCCTGTACACCTATCTCCTCTAACGCCCCATCCATCATAGACTGGGTAGCTGGAGTGTAGACCATCTGCTCTTCGATGTTGATCTCAGCAACGCCTGTACCGTACACAGCAGCGTTAATAAGCACTTCACCGATAGACGCACGAATGCGACCTAACTCGAAGTCTTCTGTGAGGTTGTTACGCAGTACCTCGATCTGAGGGTCATTCTCCAGTCCGGGGTTCTCAACATCAAAGAGAACACCTGTCTTACCGAATGAAGCCTCTTCAAGCTCAGCTACGTTAGACTCTACAGCCTGTTGGGTAGCAGGTGCGATAAGGCGACTACGCTCGGAATCACGAGTCTTGTCTTCCTCAGCCCACTGGCAACGCCACAGACGGTAGTACTCCTGAAACTTGTCATCGTAATTAGAATCGTAGTAGTCACGCCATTCGTTAGCCTGATCTATCACCCAATCGGCAACATCCAAGTCCATTCCTGCGTGGTCGATCTCTTCCTTAAAGCCTTCGCTCATGTCTAGTATCCTGAAATTGCGTCAAGTGGTTCCCAGTCAGTGTCAAAATCCATCTCTGACCTGTACGGGATGGTTACCATCTGATCAACATAAGAGAGAGCGTCAATCAAATCATCGTGTACCAGAGTAGAGGGAAAGTTACTGGCCTCATCTATGAAGGCTAGGTTCCATCGTTTGTCCTGCTTGAGGTTAATAAACCCATTCTCAAACCTGCCTGCTAAGGCCCATAGTATTCTGTCTGTCTTCTTCGTATTACCGTGACTCAGCATCTCAATCCTGAATACACGGCTAGTACGACGCATAAGGTCTTGTAAGGGCTGCATAACGGCCTGTTGTGCCAACCCCTTCTCTATCCCTATGCTCTGTGGCCTGTACTTCTCAACAGCTCCGAATATCTTCTCTGCTGTTTCCGCCAGTGTCCACCTACCGTAGATGATATCCTCAACATGCCAGTCCCCGTCGTCTGTGACGTAGACGCATGCTATAGCACTGTTGTCTCGCTTGGCCGTTTTACTACCCTTCTTCTCCTCAAAGCCAGCCAAATCCACCGCTATGAAGAAGTCTCCGGGGATAGACGTGTCTAGCTTGTCGTAGTAGTTGAAGTGATCTACGTCAAAGTGTTCGCTACCTTGAGCGCTGAAGGAGGCCATGTATTCCTGCTGGAAGGCCCAGTTAGGGAGGGTAGCTCTAGCGTGATCTACCTCTTCCTTATCCATTGTAGGGTTGTCGTAAGACGTGTAGTGCCATGCACCCCATCCTTCGTCTGTCCCACTCTTAGCCCTCTCGTAGAGGTCGTAGAAGTGGTTCCTTCCTTCGGGTGTCCCGATAAAGATACATGTACCCTTCCTATCGGATAGGGTTGGACGAAGGATGCTGTCGAAGACGTCAGGTTTCATGAAAGCGTATTCGTCCAACACAAGGTGCTTAAGGGAGACACCTCGAAGAGTATCTGGACGATCTGCACCCTTCAAGTATATGGTGGCTCCATTGGTCAGCGTGAGTGTGAGGTTGTTGATATTGTGGCTTTCAATGATATCACCAGCAATCTCGTACAGCTTATCCCACATAATGTCCCTAGCCATCCCCTGTGTGGGGGCAACATAGAACACCTTACCCGGCTTATCGTCTAGGGCTGCTAGAACCAATGTTACAGCCGCTAGGTGACTCTTTCCTGTTCTACGTCCCGCACCAATAACCTTGAATCGCTCAGGTTCAGCCATAACTTCAAGCTGCCATGGGAGCAGGGATAGGTTAAGTTTCAATATATTCTCTCCGTAAGCACTCTAAACCTTCTGAGTGTCCTTTAAGTACTGCTTCAATCTCTTCATAGGTTGCTCCGAGACTGATCGCTTTGCGTACAAGCTCACATACCGTCAAACCACTGATAGGTGATACAATCTGATACAGTAGAAGAGAGGTTAAGACCAGCTTCACCCCTCCTCAACCTCTGTAAACTCGGCTTCCACCGTATCTTCTGTTGAGTTAAGAGACGTGGTAGCTGTTAGGCCAGTAATGTTGATCTCTATCTTGTTGTTCTCTGCTTTAACCTCGTTAAACGCCTGCAAGGGCATCAACCTCTCCACTACTAGCTTAGAAGCTGCTGCCCAGTTCTTATGCTCTGGGTCACATGCAGTGTCCAGAACAGCTTGCAACACCTTAGACGACTTGGGAGACTGAAGCATCCTCATACGGTATTCTCGCATGATGGCTTCCTGTCCTTTAGGGCGACCGCGAGGTAATTTCTTAGCCTTTGGCCTCCCTACAGGGTTCCCAGACTTCGGTGTAGACACAGATCACCTCCTTAAGGTACATTATGTTGAGACATAGCTAGGTTTGTGACCTAGGAACTACGTATCGTAGAGACGTAGCTTTGCTGCTGGATGGATGGAAAGTATGCTTACGTAAGTAAACACAAAAACCTAAACTTAATAAGAAGAAAAAGCTAAAGAGCAAGAAAGTTAATCACTTTCTTTTTATCTTTTCTTCTTTATACTATTATTGTACCATATTTTTAAGAGAAAGTCAATACTTTTCGCTATATTTCTTTATATTTTGTTAATTATTTACTGTTATGCCTCCGGCAAGGCTACTGCGTAGGGCTAAACCGTACAGTCTTATTCAATCTATTGTCTCCCCCCGTTATGTGTCTCACAATTAAGCTGGGTTGGTTCCCTTTTAGACCTTACTATGTCTGGCTTTCAGACTTATTTGCGGTGTGGAACGGTTTAGTATATTAAACCGCTTTATTTGGCCTTTTCTCAAGTCTTAGTGGCACCCCCCAAGGTGCGCCCACGTGGTCCGGGGCGCGCCGCCCGGCTGC